GGTGCAACTGTCTCTATTTCAGCACATGACGCTGCTGCTCGGAGCCAAGTTCGCGATCTCGAAGATCGAATTGAGAATCTCGATCCAGAAATTAACATCGGCGCTGACACGATTCAGGCGGAAGCTGAGATTGCTCGATTGAGACTCCTGCTTCGAGATCTCGATACCGATTTCAACATCGACGCTGACGGACGTATCGGCGGCGACGACGATGATCGGTCCTTTGACCTGGGTGTCTTTCTTGACAACCTCGAAGATCTGGAAGTTACTGCTGATAATGCTCCTGTTGTCTCTGAGCTACAGGACGCCAATTCGACGCTCAATCGGATTACGGCACTGCTGGCCCGCCTCGACAGTGAGGAGACCGACACGATTAGGTCGCTCAGTCGAGGTGGAGACGGTGAGATAACCGACTTCGACTTCGATAACGACGACGGTGCCAGGAGATACATCGAGCTGATCGACCGCCTCGAAGCAGCAGATTCGCTGCCTCAGATGCTCAATACCCCTGGGCTCCACCAGTCGCTCGACCGGATCTCGAATAAGATGAACCGGATCGAGACGAAGTTTAGTCGGCTCCAGAGGCGGACCGGCGGTGACGATGACGACGATAGTCCGTCGAGGCGGCCCGATCTTCTTCCGACGACCTACGATCGAGATAGTCTGTTACCCGACATCTACCGGGGTCGTCTCGGTGGGATCAAGTCGCCGAAGCTCGACTACGATCTCCCGCTAATGGGCAACGACCAGCGGAAGCGACTCCGCACTATATTGAGGCTCCGTGATAACCTCGACCAACTCGGAGATGGATTCGGTAATCTCCGTCGGAAGTTGTCGATACTCAAGCCAACGTTCGGGAAGATCTACCAACTCACCGCGCTGATCTCACCGATTCTCGGTGTCATGGCGACCCAGGCAATCGGGCTCGCTGCGGCACTTGGAGCGGTGGGTGTGGCTGGTGCTGCGATCCTTGGACTCGGATTGTTCGGTGACGGTGCGACGATGGAAATCGCGACGAAGAACGCCGAGGAGAAGATCAAGGACTTCAAGCGTGAACTATTCCAGGTCTTCCAACCGACTGCGCGTTCGTTCGCGCCGATCACTGATGAGTTCCTGGCAATGGTTCCGGATCAGTTGCATGGAGTGGCACAGAGCCTCCAAGGACTCACTGTCTACGAAGACACGCTGTACTTTGTCTTTGGGCGCGGTGTTGAGTTTGTCGAGGATTTGATCGATATTATGGTCAGGTTCGCGCCGGCCTTCGATCAGATCACCCGGCGGCTCACTACTGCGGCTCCGACGTTCTTCCTCGACCTCCTCGATCGACTGCTCGCCGAGGGCTACCAGAACCAGGATATGCTGCTGACGCTGGCTGCTGCTGGCTACAACCTCATGCGTGCGCTGTTCGCGGTCTCGAAGGTCGTCGCCCGTGTGGTCACTGCTTTTGCCCCGCTGACGAAGATCATTCTGTTCTTCGCTCAGTTGCTCTCTACGAGAGTTGGACAGACGATCGCAGTGGCCGTGACGTTGATCGGTGTGTTGACTGCGGCTGCGTACGGTCTTGGAAGTGCCTTCTTGTGGGTTGCCACTGGTGGCCTTGCAGCGACGTACAATTCCATCATCACAATGCTTGGACTGATCCCTGAGTTCATTGGGATGATCTGGTCGCTCAATGCTGCTCTTGGTTTCACCGTTGCTCTGCTCTCGGCTCTGACACTTGGACTCGCCGCAGTTGGTGCTCTTGTTGGCGGAGCGATGGTAATCGATCAGATCTGGAATCAGCCGTCGATCAATGATCCTCGATCGTTCGATGGTCAGGGGATTAACATGGCCGGTGGCGGCGGTTCGCGGGGTGGAGACACGGTGATCAACGTCTACGGCGATATGGATGAAGAAGCAAGTAAGCGCGTTACTGACGTGGTACAGAATGAGGAGCACATCAAGAGGGTCCGACACGGGGCCTCTGTCGCGTAACTCCACCAATGCCGATTCCAAAGAATCCGACGAAGAAAATTCCGTTCGGTATATATGGTGAAGGGGAGCCGTCGCTAACTACTCGATCTGTCCTCGGAGATCCAGAGGATGAACTTACAGCAGTAGCATCATCTGACGCGTCTTTTCGACCGATTTACTATCCGTCGAACTTCTCGATTGTTACTGACAAGGAGCTAATCAGGAACGGCGCGAAGTGCGAAGGAGAGCGAATCTCGATTGACAAACTCAAGAACTCAGAGATTCATGTAAATGGACTGGTCCATCAACAGGATCTCGACTCTCTCGATAAACTTGCACACACCACAAAACCGGTGACGCTTATCTCCCCGATCGTCCCGAGTGGGGGGATGGAGGTGATCGTAAAGAAAGCCGAGCGCGGCGACTACAAAAGCTGGGACGCGTATGTCCGCCAGCGGATGTTCGAGTACACGATCGATATGGTGAGCACTGGTGCCGACGAGTGGGGTAAGTGAAATGTTCTGCGAGAATCTCCAGCCGTTTATTGTCGAGATCGAGGGCATGGAGTTCCAGCCGCTTGAAGGAAATCTCCGTCACGATAAGGAGCGATACGATTACTTCGAGGGGCGGCTCGGTCTCGATGAAGCAGAGGGTATTGGAGATATTGCCCGTCCAAGTGCTGCTATCGTCAAGGTAGACGGCGACCGTGTTCGGACGATGTACTTCCGACCTGACTTTGTGAGGTTCGGTGACGAGCACGTTTTCTTCGAGCTTCACGATCTTCATGAGCACCTCTCTAATTCGGTAGTCGATCTTCACATCTTCAAAGCAGATCTCAAGGAGTCGTATGAGCTGGTCTTCGGCCATCGAAATGATCTTGGGATCTTCGGCGACCTTATATTTCAACTGCCGGACGACGTAACGACGACGCTAACGGTTTACGACACCAATAGCTTCGGCTCGGTCTCACTCGACATTGACGAAGGAATCAGCGGACGGCTCTCTGGTCACTTCGCGCTTGACTTCGACTCTCGGACCGTTCTCTCGGCGATCGAGGAGATGAACAAGCATTTCGGCGTGACGACGTTCGTCGATAAAGACGGAAACCTCATCGTCGGGACGTTCGACAAAGAAAATAGCTACACTGCGAACCAAGAAGGCACGAAAGATTGGCACATCATCGATCCGAATCTGGCTAATCCCTACAGCCGGGTGAATCGAGTCGTAGTCAATGGCCCGAAGGTGGGCTCTGGCTTCTTGGAAGATCGCGCTGAGGAAATATGGGAGTGGCTCGACTGGACAGTCGACAACGACGTCGGTGTCCGGATGCAGGCGATTGCCGAGAACACGAAGGTCGAAGACGGGGCCACGAAAGAGTTCGCCTATCGAGAAATCGATCGGTCGAAGCCATATGAGCTCGTCGAGATCGCCAAGCGAAAGCTCGCTCAAATCGAGCAGCAGCAGTTCGCTGGTGCGATTGAAGTAGGTTCGTCAACCTCGAAGGACCCGCCAACTGACGTTGTGATAGGTGATACGGTGACGATCGACGAGCCGGAGGCGTGTGATCTGATTGCCAAGCCGTCGTACAAGGGTGGTGACTATGTGGTCACTGGCATAAATCAGGACAACTCGAACGGTTGGATCTCGGATATTCAGCTTCTTAGACTGCCTGACATCGATCTGAACACTCAGCTTCGGTTCGTCGACCTGAAGACGGGTGAAGACTACACCTACGAAGACATCTACGGGTACCGACCCGGGATCTTCGGGAGCATTGTACCAGAATGAGACGAGGATACGTTGACTCTGTTCGTGTCAAGGACGGAAGTGTTCTTTGCACGGTTGAAGACGCAGATCGTCCGGATGTGGTCTACGCAGATCGCCCGGTGATCCGCCCGATGATGCAGGAGATCATCGTTCCGAAACCGGGGACAGAGGTCGTCCTCGAAACGATGCGGGATGGCGAACTGTTCGTCACCGGCGTGGTGTCGACTCCTGGGCAGACAGGTCCCCCCCTCCAAGAAGGGGAACTCGGATTCGTCTTTCCCGAGGATAAAGACGACACCAATCCAGACAGCATCGTGCTGGAGAGCGACGGCAGTGGGAACTACACTCTTACTGTCGATCTCGGCGGCGACGTGACGATTAAGGCCACTGGTTCGGTCACGGTCGACTCGAACGACGTGGAACTTGGTGGCAGTGGTGGAAAGAAGGTCGCCCGTGACGACGACTCGATCACGGCTTCTGATCCGCTAACCGGTCCGATCAGTGGTAACGTGAACGCGAGTAGTTCGACGACTAAATCTAACTAATGGCAAACGTTTTATACGCGACAACGGTTGAGCTCACAACAACGATTGATGGTAATGAAGAAGTTTCTATTTCTTTTCCACAGTCGTTTAACAATGCTCCAATCGGGGCGACGTTTATAAATGACCGAAACGGTGGGCAGGCCATTGCATCACGTATCTCTTATACGAACAGTTCATCCGGCTTTGTCCACATGAAAGAGCCGGATAATCAAGGCCACGCTCAGGAAACTGTCTCTGCGATCTTCTGCGAAGAAGGTTCTTGGATTCTCGATAACGGACTTCAGGTCGAGGCGAAGACACAGACGATGGGCCAGTACGATGTTGCTTTCTCTGGTAACACCGGTACGTGGGTCAGTGTTGACTTCGAATATCCGTTTACTGATTCCCCAGTGGTACTCGCCGATTTCTACAACGGTGGTGCCACGGCTGACTTTGCCGTTCCTGGTATTCAAAATGTCACTCGAACGGGATTCGAGATGACAATGGAGTGTGCTGGAGCAGGAACGTACACTACGATCGGCTCACAAGACTTTGGCTGGATTGCCGTAGAACCGTTCGACGGCTCTATCGGTGGATCGACGCTCACGGCTGACATAATGTCTTCTGACGGAACGAACGACGGAATTGATGACACCAGCTACCCGTTCTTCTCATCGTCTCTTGGTACATCTGGAGTACCGGTGGTCCAGGGCAGAACGAGAAACGATGACGATGGCTATTGGCCTCGTGGATCTGGAAACTGGACGGCAGCAGGGATCGAATTTGTCGCAGAGGAAGATCAGGTCAATGATAACGAACAGAGCCACGGATCTGAAGCCTACAGCGGTCTCTACCTGGAAGACAGCACCTATTACACCGGGACCGACATGGAACAGGCAGTCGTCAAGGCCTACGACGGCTCCTCCTGGGTGAAGCGTCCGCTTAGGGTATGGGACGGCTCTGATTGGCGGCTCTACCCTGTGAAGAACTACGACGGCTCGACGTGGCAGACATGACTGATCTCTACTTTGACGATAACCTACAGCCGGTCTTTGACCCGTCTCTTGATCTCAAGACGATCGATGGAATCGACGAGTTTCATCAATCGATTCGTCTCCGTGCGATCTCGAAGATGTATCCACTGCTCTCTGAGTTCAACGACGAAGACGTCGAAGATCGACTCAGATTAGAAATAACCCGGATAGCCCGCGAATACGATCTCCTCGGTGAGATCAACTACATCGAGATCGAGCAGACCGAGACGACCGGCTACACCGTTCGTATATCGTATTTCCGAGCAGAAGACTTCGAAACCGAACTTACACATCTCTAATCTATGACGTATGTAAATGGGGACGTTGAACCCCGAACGAAAGGAGAGTGGCTTGAGAAGCTGCTCGAAGATGGCGTCGAATATTGGGGCGAAGACATCAAAGATCGCGACGGAACAGCCGTCCGCGAGTTCTACGAACCTTTCGCAACCCAACTTGCGGAGCTCGAAGCCGAGGTAAAGAAGGTCGTCGACGCACTTCGAATCAACGACGCGACCGGTGAGGCACTCGACATCAAGGGAGAGGAACTTGGAATCTTCCGCTTGGAGGCGACGAAAGCTGCTGGCACGGTAACGTTCTCGCGAGATACAGCGGCGTCCAAGGACTACATTATCCAACAGGGTACGCGAATCCAGACCTCGGGGATCGATCCGATCACCTTCGAGACGACGGAGGTCGGGACGCTCTCCAGTGGGACCACCTCTGTTGATGTGTCTGTTCGAGCCTTGGAAGCTGGCTCTCAGGGCAACGTCGCCCCGGATACGATCACGCAGATGGTCAATCGGCCCGCTGGTGTCGAAGACGTTACGAACGCTAATGCGACGACCGGTGGCCGTAACCGTGAGACTGACGAGGAATATCGCGCCCGAATTAAGGCGACGATCGGTGACATCGAGACGGCATCCGGCTACCACATCACGACGAAGCTGAATAACAAGGCGTTCGTTCAAAATGTGCTGTTCCTCGAAAACTCCGAGGATACGATCGTCAACAGCCTCGACCCGCATACGATCGAGGTAGTGGTTGACGCCGATCCGGGTCACGAAGACGAGATCGCCAATGTAATCTTCAAAAACGCCCCGGGTGGTAGTGATTACGAGTCGGGGATTCACGGTGCTGCTACGAGCGGCACGGCTACGATGGAAAACGGTCAGACGTTCACGATTCCGTATTCCGAGCCGACCGAGGTAGACATCTACGTCGACGTTGAGGTGACTACGACAAAGAGCGTCAATCCGGATCTGATCAAGGACAGCATCGTCAACTACATCGGCGGGACAAAGACCAATGGTAGCTACGATGATGGGATGCTTAGAGCGGGAGATACTGTCTTGTTCGGTGAGGTAGAGTACCACGTTCGAGACGTCGAAGGTGTCTATGACGTGCCTTCGATAGAGATGGACACCTCCTCGAATCCGATCGGGGGTGCGAATATATCCGTCAATGACAGCGAAATTCCCGTCATTGACGCATCGAACATCAACGTCACGGTGAGCTAAATGGCCTCCAAGGACGACCAACTTGACGCCCTCAAGGACAACCTCTCCGATTGGATGCCTCGGAAAGATAACGTCGAGGCGCTTCTTGATGTGGCAGCCGAATCGCTTGCGGATCTCGACGGAGTGATCGAAGCATCTGAAACCGCACTGAGGGTCAAGTCCGCCCCAACGATCGACGATCTCTACGAGCTTGGCGAGCCGTTCGCTGTGGTTCCTGGTGAGACTGATACTGTCGAGGAGTATCGAAACAAAGTCGAGTCGGCAATGCGCCAGCTCACCCGGACAGGAACGCCGCCGAATATCGTTCGGTACACGGCAGATCTCCTCGATACCGATGTGTCTGTCGTTCGGTATCAGAACGTCGACGGGGAACCGAAAGCAAGGCTTAGACTCCCGGGAGATGCTATCGATAATTCCCCGGTTGGAGATATATCGACGGCTCTCAAGTTCATCAACGATCAGTCTGCGGCTCAGTATCAGATCCTCGTCGAGACTACGGGGACGCTGAAGTACGCCAGCGAATCCGAATATCAGGCTGGAACGCACACGACGCAGGACGGCTACGCCAGCCTCGATGGAAACGGCGATCCAACAGACGGCGGCACCTACGGTACAGCGTACAACTAACTCTCTCACTCTCTCATGGCTAACTACAGCACAAATCTCAAAGATTGGGGCGCGGTCGGCACCCTTTGGCCCGACGGGTATTCCTACAAGGAAGACGAGGCCCCGATCGACGTCTACGATAATGCGTTCGCTAATGAATCGATCACTGATATCAAGCACCTGATCGATCTGACGAACAGTCGGATCGAGTCTGACAAGGCGTCTACGAAGCCCGGTACCCCGGAGTCGGAGCACCTATTTGTCGACACAGACGACGGGAAGTTCTACTGGTACGGCGATGCTGCGTGGCATAGGGTCGTCGAAGCCGGGGGTGACACCCTCGAAGGGACGCTCGATCTTGATAGCAATCAGCTTGCCAACGTCGGATCGATCACTGCCCCGGACGGATCGACGTTCTTTGACGGATCCAAGGTTCCGGTCGCGAAGATCGAGACGACCGGCCTCGACGCGGATCAGGTCGATGGGTGGCACAAGGCTGACATCCAGTCGTGGGTGAACAATAGCGCCGACGTTCCAAACGCCGATCACGCTGATAACGCTGATACTGCCGTCTCTGCGAATAAGTACAAGACGAACGACATTGACAGTGACGGCGACGGAGTTGTTAATCAGGCCGATTACGCCGACGATGCCGATGCTTCGAGCTACAAGGGCAATGACATTGACAGCGACGGTGACGGAGTTGTCAACCGAGCCGACGTGGCTAACGAGGTCGACGGCTCGAACGTCACTGGCTACGTCGATGTTTCGGCTCAGGGGTCGTTCTCGGCTCGGGACATTTCTCTTGGAGACAATCAGACAGCTATCATCGGTACGTTCCCTACGCTTCCAAGTGATACGGAACTAATCACAAATCGTGTGACGCTCTCCTCGAATTGGGAGAACATGAACACACCGTCTGGTCTGACCCTTGATGGAATCATTGACAATTCCGGTCAATTATTCTCAGTGACAGCAGGTCACAACGCTGCCGTAGATTCGAGTTTTGTTGATGACTTCCCGGTTCATTATGAAGTTCTCAATCAGAGTGGCGGACCACTAAACGGGATCGTCTGTTCTGTCAACTACGAACTCCGGAACCCGAACCAGCAGGTTTAATCACCTGCTCTCTTTGTAAGCCCCTTCGATTTTTTCATCTATGGAAGGTGTTATATATACTATTCTAATGAGTATATCGTAAATAAGACGAGGAGATACTCTCTCCCTCTAAGTACTTCTATATTGAGTCTGATATTGAATATCTTATTGAACTCTATGTTAAAGTACTTAGAGGGGATGATCTCCCTCCAAGAACTTCTATATGATATACTATATCTGAAATATATAGCGCGTCGAATAGCTTAGAACCAAAATCTTTAAGACGACAGACGTTGTTATACAGGTAGGGAGTATTCAGAATAGAGTACTCCATTTCTACCTCCTACTTTACTTTATAGATGTCTGTTACTACGCCAATCAAGAGTGTCAACCCCGAAGAATCGCTTTCCGACCGACTGACTGATAACGCTTACCACAATATTCTCCCGGCTCGCTATCTCCTCAAGGATGAAAACGGCGAACCGTTCGAGAAGCCGAGAGATCTGTTCGAGCGAGTCGCCTACGAGGTCTCCAAGCCCGAGGCAAAGTTCGAAGCTGGTCCAAGTGTCGCTGACGTTCGAGATCGCTTCGAGCGGATGATGAAGGAGCTTCGCTTCATGCCCAACAGCCCGACGCTCATGAACGCCGGGACGGCCATGAACCAGCTTTCCGCGTGTTTCGTCCTTGAACCCGAGGACGACATGGAAGACATCTTCGAGACGGCCCAAGAAGCAGCCCTTATCTTCCAGAGCGGCGGTGGCGTTGGATATACGTTCGAAAAGCTCCGACCGAAGGGAGCACACATTGGGTCAAC